TAAGATGACGGCGCGTGGTGGGGGAAAAGCAGAACGAGGCACAAGCTTTAAGGGTTAACCATGAATTATAGTGAACTAGTAGCATCTATAAAATCATATACTGAGAACGAAGAGACTGACTTTGTTGCACAGATACCTAGCTTCGTCACGCAAGCGGAGGACCGTATTCAGCATATTGTGCAACTTCCTATGTTTAGGAAGTCAATGCAGGGTAATCTGACAGCTCATAATAGATTTCTAACTACGCCGAGTGACTTTATATCTTCATTTTCAGTAGCAATTGTAAATGCAGGTGGAGAATTTAGCTACTTGCTTAATAAGGATGTAAACTTTATTCGTGAGGCTTTCCCTAGTATAGCTACCGAAGCACAGCCGCGTTTTTATGGGCTTTGGAACGAAGACACTTTTATCTTAGGTCCTACGCCTCCTAGCGAGTTGCAAGTAGATATGCACTATTATTATAAGCCCGCTAGCATTGTAACTGAAGGCACTACCTGGCTTGGAGATGAAGCAGAGTCAGCGCTATTCTACGGCTGTTTATTAGAGGCGTATACCTTTATGAAGGGGGAGCCAGATCTGTTGGCTCTGTATGACACAAGGTATAAAGAAGCGTTAGTTAAACTTAAAGAATTGGGTGACGGGAAGAACCGTCAAGACGCATATAGGTCCGGGCAAGTAAGGATGGCGGTTTCATGAGTTTAGATGTATTTAAAGGTGAAGTAGGACATGCATATGTTTGTGCTACTCAAAACAGAGGGCATAACGCTGAAGAATTAGCGGATATGGCCTTGAATAAGATAGTATATATTGGTGATAATGTGCCTGATCCTATTAAAGAACAAGCATTAGCCTATAGAGAAAACCTCAGAGATGTGTTAGTTTTCTATATGCGCCAAGCAATGCTAAGTGAACGCACAACCATGAGGGCTGAGATTATGGCCGAAATTAAGGAGAACTGAGATGGCAATTACACAGGCAATGTGTTCTAGCTTTAAACAAGAACTACTCACCGGAACACATAATTTCACCGCTAGCAGTGGCAATACTTTTAAGATGGCGCTGTATACTGTCAGTGCCACTCTGGGAGCGGGCACTACGGCGTACACCTCTAGTAATGAAATATCGGGCACGGGTTATTCCGCAACGGGCAAAGCACTAGCCCCTGTGACTCCTACGCTTTCAGGCACTACTGCTTTGGGAGACTTTGCTGACCTTACGTGGGATAGTTCCTCACTCACCGCCCGTGGAGCTTTGATTTACAATGACACCAACGGTGATAAAGCGGTTATAGTTTTAGATTTTGGGTCTAATAAATCATCATCCAGTGGCGATTTTACCGTCCAATTTCCTGCTGCTGACGCTAGTAACGCGATTATAAGGATCACTTAGTTGAAATGGATAGAGTAGCATGGCTTGGGGTCTTAAAACATTCGGTTCTACTGCTTGGGGTTTCGGCGATATATCAACGGCGGTCACTAGTACGGGCGCTATCGCCTCTCACGCTGTCGGTAATGAAACCGTTGTTGAAGGAACGGGTGTTACATTTGGCGTCACTAGTACCGATGCCGTCGCTTCTCACCTCGTTGGAACTGTTAGTATTACTGAAGGACAGGGTGTATCGTTCGGTGTTAATAGCGCAGACGCATTTGCAACAGGGTTCGTTGGTGAAGAAGTTATATGGTTCGATATCCCGACGAATACAGTGGATGCGGCGGGGTGGGTTGAAATTTACTCAATTTAGCACATCCGGGGCGACAGGCTCATGGTAAAACATAATAGGATAGGATAATGGCAAGTACATATACAAGCGAACTTCGCATTGAAAAGATTGCTACCGGAGAGCAGAGTGGATCGTGGGGCAGTACCACAAACACCCAATATGATCTCTGGGAGTCAACCATATCAGGCACCGCAACCGTAGCGTTTGCATCTGACGCAAACGATACGCTATCGACGGCTAACGGCGCTGACGATGAAGCAAGACACATGTTTATTAATCTCACTGGAGGCACAAGTCTTAGCACAACCAGAGACTTAATTGTGCCTACCAAATCAAAACTATATTTTGTAAGAAATAATACGAACGGAAGTCAATCTGTAGTTGTGAAAACAGCTAGTGGTTCAGGTATAACAGTCCCTCACGGTAAGTATATGGCTTTATATTGTGACGCCACTAATGTAGTTGACGCGGCTAATTATCAAACGGCTATGACTGTAGGTACATTGACTTCAGCAAGTGTGGCCATAACAGGCGGAAGCGTAACAGGTATTACTGATTTAACCGTAGCGGATGGTGGAACAGGGGCGTCTAGTCTTACAGATGGTGGTGTACTCTTAGGATCAGGTACGGGTGCAATTACAGCTATGGCAGTACTGTCCGATGGGCAGATGATCGTAGGAGACGGTACTGGAGATCCTGTAGCTGAGAGTGGGTCTACGCTTAGAACTTCTATCGGTCTTGGTACAATGGCTGTTGTTAATACTAACGCAGTTCCTGCTCAGACTTTAGCTGGTGCGGTTACAGGTGCAGATCAGATAGTCAGTGCAATTAACCTTAAAGACTACGGCGAAGTCACTCAAGCGTTAGGATCTGCCGGAGGCACCAGGACAGTAAATCTTAACAACGGTAACTCTGTAACGGCAACTGTTTCAGCCAGTGCTAACACCTTTGTGTTTAGTAACCCTACTGCTGGGGATGAACTCTGTGGCTTTACCTTAGGCCTTACCAATGGTGGCAGTCAGACCGTAAACTGGCCCAGCACTGTTGATTGGACGGCTGCAACGGCTCCCACCTTAACGGCCAGTGGCGTTGATTGGCTAGTCTTCTGGACGGTAGACGGCGGCACAATCTGGAATGGTAAGTTAGTAGGAGCAGCCTTTGCCTAATTTTAGAAACTTAATGTCTGGTGACTCTGGTGCTGCGCTGGTGGAAGTTGAAAACTCAGCTTTGTTTGATAAAGCCAATAGTGAGTATTTAGGTATTACACCTGCTGCTGCTGGAAACCGTAAGAAATGGACGTTCTCAACGTGGTTCTATAAAGCTGAACCTGAGGTCACGCTCTCTCGCACATTATTACACGGTTACGTTTCATCGGGTAATGGTGGAACGATGATCGTGATAGATACAAATGACAAACTTGGTTGCCAATCAGATAGTTCCTTTAACAGAATTACTAATGCTATATTCAGAGATATAGGTTGGTATCATATTGTCGTTGGGTTGGATGCAGCTAATACTACTCTGTCCATTGAAGTTAATGGGGTGGCTCAGACCCTAACAGGGACACAGCCATCCAACATCGACTACGCCATTAATAATAATACACTTCAAGCTATAGGTCGGTACTCTGGTGGCGGCAGCCCTACAAACTATCTTGAGGGGTATTTAGCCGAAACCGTCTTTACTGATGGACAGTTGTATACCGCAACAGACTTCGGAGAATATGACGAAACTGGACTCTACTGGACACCACTGGCTTCTGCTACAATCAAAGCACTGACATTTGGAACGAATGGTTTCTACCTAGACAATACCACAAATGCTCAGACAGATGCCAGTGGCAACGGGAATAACTTTACTAATAATAATACAGTCGTGACGAGTACGCATACGCCGACAAACCTAATGAATCTTTGGAATCCATTAGTTTCATCAGGGACTACTTATACCGTTGGTAATAAAACAGGGCAAACTAACGGAACAGTGGAAGCTCAAACTATTTTTGGTAGCTTAACAATGCCAGGAGCAGGGAAATGGTACATAGAAGTAAAACCAGATACTATTGCATATTTCATGGTAGGGCTTGTAAATGCAAGTGGCTCTGGAGGGGAACTGCCTCACAACCAAAGTGGTGCGATTAGAGGGTATAATCAGAACACCGAACACTATGTCTATTACAATGTTAGCGGACAATTATTTATTAAAGGTGCTAATAATACAGATTACGGGGCATCATATTCAACTTCTGATTATGTTGGAATAGCTGCTGATTGCGATAATGGAAATCTATTTTTCTCAAAATCAGGCACATGGCAAAAGTCTGCAACAGCAAGTGAAATTGCCGCTGGTACAGGTACTAATGCTGCGACAACAGCTTTAAATAATGAATATCAGGTTACACTAATGAATGCTGGAGGAACAAACAAAGGCACGATTGTTGATGAAGCAGATTGGCAAGGAACACCCCCTACAGGATTTGTTGCTTTAACTAGCGCCAACATAGCAGCAGCCACAGATCGCACAGCATCTGACACTAACAAGTATTTCCAAACCACACTCTACGAGGGCAATGGTGGTAGTCAACGAGTAGGTGCATTCCAGCCTTTTGATAATACTTTTACTGTAGCTAAGAGTGCTTTGTTTAATGTTGCAAATAGTGAGTACTTTAGTAGAACATTTGAATCTCCTACAGATCAAGATGTATGGACTTTATCATGGTGGATGAAGACAGGTTATATGGGAGATGCTGTTAGAGGA